TCACAGTTTTATTGATCGCTGCAGGTTGTCTATAAGTTTCTTCTTAGTTTTAGACATAATGTGTACATAGGTGTCATAAGTAAAGCTCGATTTTGCATGTCCAAGTCTTTCGGATATCTCTTTAATATCGTGTCCAAAATAAAGCATTAAGGAGGCGTGTACGTGTCTTAGATCATGAAAGGTTATCTTTGGTACTCCAGCCTTCTTCATCAGCTTAGCTTGCTTCCTAAGAACGTTTCGTGCGTTTATTGGATTACCAAGCTCTGTGCATATTACTAAGTCTTGATCTTGGTAATCGTCCCCGAACTTTTCTTTTTCGCTCTCAATGATCTTTTTTTGTTGTCTGAATTGATCTGCCAATGATTCACTGAATTCAATTGTTCGTCTACTTTTCTTAGTCTTGGTATCATCGAGAATTTCTTTGCCATCATGGGACAATGTTTGTTCAACATAAAGAAGGTTGTCTTCTAGGTCGACATCTTTCCAGGTAAGCCCCAGTATTTCTCCCTGACGCATTCCACAGATAATAGCAATAGCATAAGCCAAGTGATATCTGTTTTGTTCATCCTCTTTAGATGTTTCTAGGAATTGATTAGCTTGTTCTAAATCCCAAACATCAATTCTCTTTCGTTTGGGTTCTTTAGGGAGTATTGCTTTTTTGGCTACATTGGTTTTGATCAGCTTATTATCTACTCCATAATCAAGCGCTGCACTGACAATTTCATGACTTCTTTTTATGGTTTTGTAGGCATAGCCAATTTTCCCTTTACCTCTATCTTTTGTATAGAGAGCATGAATAAAATTATTGATGTGCTCTGTTTTAAGATTGGCCAGTAAAATGTCTCCTATATAGGGATAGATGTAATTCTTTAAGCTGTTTTTATAAAGTGTTACAGTCTGAGATCCAATATTGATTGATTTAACTTCTAACCATCTCTCTAAATAGTCATTGACAGTTATTTTAGGGGTTTGAATATACATCCCTTTGTTAATAGCAGATTCGACTTCGGCAATGAATTCTTTAGCATCTTTCTTCTTATCGAATCCTCTTTTCTTTTTTTGATGGCGTTCACCGTTCTCATCATATACATCATAAGCCACAAAATATTTTTGTTTCCCTTTACTTGTTTTGTAAGGGTGTATTGATGCCATTAATCGTCCTCCTTAATATCTTTGTATTGCTCAAGAAATTTTAAGCTCTTTTCTCTCAAGTTTTCCAAAATCTTTTTTCTGATTTCTTTTTTATTGTCGTCTATGAACTCCATTAAAGTGTTAACGACGACGTCGGTTTCATAGAGATAAGATCTTTCAAGAGAATCCAGTTCCTTATCTGAACGAGATTCAGCATTAACAAAAGTTCTGAGTTGAATGGCAACTGAAGTAGATTTAGTTACATCCCACATATCTCTGCTCGCAACTAAAATTCTCTCATTTTCTTCGTCATCTACATTCGATGGCTCAATATTTAAAAATTCAGCGATGTCGGGAGGCAAATCAATACCGCACATCTCAATTATTGATTTCACTGTTTGTAAACTGTTTTTTCTTTGTCCAAACTTTCCGTTTTCAATGTTGGATACAGTCCCTTGACTAACTCCTACAAATAGAGCAAAGTCTGCTGAGGACATTTTCTCTTTTAATCTGTAGTTTCTAATTAATTTTCCAATCCGTTCATTCTCGGTCATTTTTATACCCTCCAAGATCATTAACAATACAATTAATAATAGCACAATTAGATAAGATTAAAAACAAATACAAAACTGATTAAATAATTAATGATTTATTATTGACTAATTAAATGAATGAAAGTATACTTTAATTAATCCCAAACGACAGGGGAGGATAAATAAGTAACAGAAAGGGGGAACCAGATGTACGAGGACATCATGAATAAACCGGCACTTGACGTTGAAGACGTGCAGAACTGGCTGGGTATTGGACGTGATCAGGCATACGCACTTTGTAAAAGTGGAAAGTTCCACACAGTAAAGATCGGTAGACGTATTAAAATCCCAACGAACGGATTTATGCGTTGGTTCAACGGTCAGTAAGTCTAATAGATTCATATTACATAACAGCAACACCGCAATACATAATCGCAATACATAACTTGTTCCATAAAACTGGAGGATACATTATAATGAGATCATATGTTCTTATTTTAGAACCGAAAGAGATCGAATTTTCAGATTCAGGATAGTGGCTTTTGCCACTGCCTGTTGCTCTGGATTAGTGACAAATAGGGGGTTATTCAGATGTTAGTAAAAGAGAGAGAAGTTAAGAAGCCGGAAGTAGATGCAAAGGTACGTCTTGAAATGTCAGATATTAATGAACAGTATGAACTGACTGACACATTAATTGATCAATTAATTAATAGTACCTGTTCAATTGAACGTGAATGGGCCGCAATGTATCAGATCAAACGTAAGCAAGACAGAGGCGAAATAAACGCACATCAGGCGCTTAAAGCAATTGGGAAGCTTGATCCCAAGTCTCAAGAAATGCGTGTATTCACTTACATAATCCCGTTGTATTACTACCTTAGAATGGCTGAATACTCAAATCTTGCAGAAATGTCGATGATTGTAGATCTTGATTTTATTGAAAACAATGAACAGATTAAAAGCTCGTTTTATTACCGTCTGATGGCTTTGTTGGGCGCTTCAGCATTCAGTCAGAATAAAATGACTCAAGCCCGTTTTTATTGCTCATACGGCATTAATGTAACGAATATTGATAGGCTTGTCGCTTATAGCTATCTAACTTTGGGAAATACTTATTTGCTTGATGATTATGAAAAAGCAAAAGAATATTACCTGACCGGTTTAAAACATACTGAGAATAACCCCTTGGCAAAATTACAGCTAACTAGAAGCCTTTGTTTCTTGGAAAACCATTGGAATCAAGAGAACTTTTGGTTAAACCCTGATTCAAATGAAGTAACAGATATCCAAGAAATTGCACATTATCACATCAAGAAAAACAACTTGCAACAGGCTAAAGAAATATTGGAGAACTTAGAGCAGCAACCGAATATTCATAATGACTTTGGCATTCATTTTTATCTAAAAGGACTAGCTTATGAAGATAAGAGATTCTTTTATGAGTCTATAAAACACTTTAAGCTGTCCGGCGATCTATACAGCGTACGCTTACCTTTGGATAAATTAAGGGAAATGGGTGAGGACGAGCAGATTTTGGATTTACTTGCCCTTTAAATGCAAAATCAATTTCGCATCACTTGAAAGGAGGTGAAAACTATATGAAAAAAGTATTTATCGGTCTTACAATCGTAGCTTCATTGGCTGTTGGTTTCGTTGCAGGTCAACAAACTACAATTCATACCGCATCAGGGGAAGAAACATTCCATGTGGCAGGTTTTGGACGTGGTGCATAAGCATTACATATCCATTTGAAGGGGTGAGCGATACGTTCACCCCTTATTAATTGTAGGATGGATTTTAACTTGTTATCTGTCTTATAAGTGGTGGGCAAATGATAAGGAGTGTGTAAATGTATAGAGACAGACCTATCGTATCAGGTGAGGACGCAAAACGGTTTCTGAACAATGTTAGACGTGTTAACGAGAAGATTGCACGTAGGCGCAAAATAAGGGAGATTAATCGAATGAAAAGGACAGGGAGATGATTCCCCGTCCTCTTTTTATTTGTTCCTGTTGTCAATTGTGGGTTTGAATTCTGATGTACCGCATTTCCAGCATACATAATCACCTGTTTTGCCGCCATTGTGATACTCAACTTCCCATGCGTGATCACAAGGTTGGTCACCTTTCTTTTTCCAAGCTTCACGTAATTTAATACCTTCGTACATTTCCATTTACAATACCTCGCTTCATTTTGTATTAAGACACATTTATTTGTTTACAATTATAGATTCTTGCCAGCGAGACATTGTAACAAATCACCTTTTTGAAAAAAATTATTCGGATTGATGGCTGCTGTGAAAATAAAAGCAATAAACGGTTTCTGAAACCATTGATATTACTGGCTTTTTGGGGGGCTCTCGTAGAAGAAAAGGTGTTATTAAAAAGTAATAAAAAAAGATAAAGAAAAAGAGTCTGTGAAGGGTTTGGGATGGTGCAGACAAAAAACGATTAAGACAGCGTAGCTGGGTTAAGCGTTTGTCAGCATCCCAAGGTCTTCATCTATCTCAGAAAATGAGGTGTAAAATTGGCTCATCTCTACATGGTTAATAGAACAAACCTCTTAAACTTCGAAAAAAAGCCAGTCATATCAACGTTTTCAGAGCCTAAGTCTTTAAGAGAAGAGTAAATAAATTATTTATAAATAGAGGTTACATTTTTAAGTATATACGTCCGTAAAGAAGGGCGCTTTACGTCCGGTTTGTCCAGCAAGCTGGCCTGCACGATGTTCATTTATTATTTGTACTTGAAGGATAATGTTTTTGATATACAAATAGCTTCAGAATTGTTTCTGAGAGGTTCTGACTAAATAGATACCCAATACACCTAAAATACAATTAGGACTCTCAGAATGGATTCTGTGATGTTTGAGTGGTAGACATCCTAAGTGAATGAAAAAAATCTTTGATTCTGATGAAGGTTTAGCTATTTCATATGTTAGAGATACAGGTAGGTCTTCAAGTAATTCTGCTTGATTGGCGCAATTTGCGCTAATCATTTCGTAACGTCGGATTAATCGCCACATTTTGTGGCAATGAAATTATGGTAAAGATGAAAAATGTTAATAAAATAGAAAAACGCTGAAATTGTTGACTGGTAAGGGTTTTGAAGCCTGTTATTTATTTTTTAGTTATGGTAGAGGGGATAACGACCAATAGAAAGTCCCTTGAGTCTTACTCCTATAAGGGTTACAGCGTTTCTTGGCAAAAAAGTTTCGTTGAAAATGTGCTTTGATCCGTTGATGGATATAGATTTATCGGTGTTTCAGAGATAAATGCCATAAAGGAGACTAAGGAATGACGAAATAGAAACAGCTCTCACGCCTTACGTGGTGCGGTGTACAGCGATTTTAACCGAGAAAAATTCAACAAAAAAGTATCTCTAGCCCTTGGTACATCTGACTTCATGGCTATTTTTGAGATAATCGCCTTAAGGGAAATAGATTCTGTTAGCATTTAGAAAGTGTCATGAGCCTTACTCCCCCAACAGGTGTAGCCGATTTACCGGAAAAAGATGAGCTGCAAAAGAGCCGTGAACCATTGTCACATATAGGCTCGTGGGTGATTTCGAGATAATCGCCATAAGGGGATGAAGAATAGCAACGAAATATACAATAAATGTATTTAATGGGAATCGAAAGATCGAAAGAAGACAAATAGAAACTACCTTCGTCCTTACTCCGCCAAGAGGTACAGCGATTTTACCGGAAAAATATTGCTGGAAAAAGTGCCCTGAGCCCTTGCCCCGTAAGGGCTGAAGGAGGTTCGGGAGATAATCGCCATAAGGGAGAGAAATGAATGTCCTAGAATAGAAAGTGTCATGAACCCAGTCGTATCAATGGCTTCGGCGTTTTCATCGGAAAAAGTTCAACAAAAAAAGTACTTTGAACCCTTGATACGACTGATCTGAAAGCCCCTTTTGAGATAATCGCCATAAGGGAATACCAAAAGAAAACAACTGGTAGCGAAATAGAAACTGCCCTGAGCCTTACTCCCCCAAGGGATAGAGAAGATTTATCGAATTTTGTAGTTATGAAAAGGTGGCTTGAAGCAGTGCTGTGACTGGGCTCAACCGTGTTTCAGAGATAAACGTCATAAGGGAAAGCTTAAGGGAGGTCGAAAGCTTAATTTACACATGAAGGGTTATTATGACCTCCAGTTCAAATACATTTCTCCTTTTATTCTCCAGCGTATTGGTCAATAGATCGGTACGCTATCTCCCTTAAGCTTTTCAATTGGGTAGTTGCATACCACTAAAGGTGTTCAGGTGCACATGAGCATTGGAGGAAAGGAACGTTTCAGTGGGAAGGGAAACCTTTAAACAGTCTTAATCCCACTCGTTTATTCTAAATTTAAGCATACTTACGCTATTTTTAATTATAATTGTAACTTATAATGATCATTTTTACAATTCTAATCTGCATTGACTCATTAATTTTTAATGGGTGAATGGAAATTGGAACTATGAGCATGTCGTGATGACACCTCTTCCAATTAATTTTTAGTTGAGATGATGCGAGAGATTAAGCCCGCCTTTATAGGTTGAAGGGCTTTTTCTGCTTGTACACAAAATTAAAATTTTTGGAGGAAAACGAATTTGAATCACATTGAACAAATTTTTAACTTTGAAGGGCAAGAAGTAAGAACAGTTAGTGTTAAAGGTGATGTATATTTTGTTGCTAAGGATGTATGCGATGCATTGGAGATTAGTAATAGCCGTCATGCACTGACACGTCTTGATGATGATGAGAGTATGTCGTTTGAAATGACACACCCACAATCGCCTTCAAAAACAATTCTCATGCAAGTTGTAAATGAGTCAGGACTATATGAATTAATCTTTTCGAGTCGTAAAAAGACAGCGAAGGATTTCAAACGATGGGTTAAGCGTGATGTGCTGCCTTCAATTAGAAAGAATAAAGTCTATATTGATCCTACAGCTACAGATCAGGAAATTGACCATGCTGTTAGATTCGCAACACCTCAGAAGAGAAGAAACCTATTAATGTCAGCAACTATTGATGGAGAAAACAGTGTATTTGCTGTGTATGGGGCTATTAAAGAATACATTAGCAAATGGACTGCTGAAGATAAGATTAAGGCTTTAAACCATGTAGAACGCACATTATTAGATAAAAAGGATACATACGGAAGCGATATTGCATTTGTACATAAGATTGAAGAATTATTACGTCATGTGGCCAAGGATTTAGACAAAATCAAAAACTGGAAGAATGGTGCTGAGAAGCGTGAGCTAGGTAAAGAAAACAAGCAGCTTCAAGACCAAGTAAGCGAACTTTTGCATATTGGAAACTTTAAAGAAGTTCATCTTACATTTAAACAGTGAGGGAGAATGAGTCTATGAATGATACTCTTGAAGAACTGAATGAAGATTTACGGAACGCAAGAACATCACTACTCTTCATTAACGGACGTTTGAGCGAACTTGATTATTATGTTAATCGGCGGATGGAAGTGCTGGACGAGATTAAGGAGTTAGAACGCCTAATAAAAAAGCACGGTGATACATAATGTTTAAATCGTTGTATGAATCGCTTGATGCCGTATCTAAGGAAAGTATTCAGCTATTTAGGGAGTATTTAATCAAAAATGAGCAACTAGATGATTTTGAACAATTTATGTTAAGCAAAAAAGATACGAGGAATGTAAATCTCTATCTCTACATGAAAAATATATGGAGGATGTTTGACAATGAATAGATTAATTGCTGAAGCTCTTGCTTGTCTTATTATAGCTGCATTGTTCTTTATGTGTGGTTACCTATTAGAAGGACTAAAGTTTGGGATGTTCTGTGCCACTCTATCATTAAGCTCATCTTTAGGTTATTGCCACGGAATGCGTGATGGTGAGAAGAATGAACGGAATAAGCAACGTATTAAATAAAGTCGATTCGCGAGCGACTATAAATATCTAAATAAGGACAGAAAACAACATGTGGGATGGGGATACGTCGGTATCCTCTTTTTTTATTTTAGGAGGAGATTGAAAGGAGAGTGAACAGAATGAGGGCTCTAAAATCACCTTTTAAATTTATCTTAGTTTTATTGTTTTTCTTGAGTAATAAGGAGAAATACATTTCATTCCGTCAGATCGCAAATGGGAAGCACTTTTATGAATGGCAATGGACGCTGCTAGACAAAATTTATCGTGTGTAAAAAGGGGAGAAGTGAGTGGTAAGAACAAAACGAACTCCAAGATATCGTACTAAAAGTGAGCCAAAGACATTATTTGAGCAAGTTGAGATGATGCTGCAAAACATTAAATGGATTAACAGTCAATATGAAAAAAAGGGAGAGAAAAAGTGAATGAATAAGTACGCTGTATTTTACGATTATTGCGATCCGTTCATACTGTTCTTTGATACTGAAGAAGAAGCTTCAAAAGAATTTGAAAACCGGATTGAAGAAGACGATGAAGACAGTGGGATCGGTGTATATATGGCAAAAGTGATTAAAGTGCATAATGAAAGGGATGAAGATGAATGAACGGGGAATTTATTTTAGGTAAGGTATTTCCTATTTTTGCAACCACTTATAGAGATGGTGAAATTGATAAAACATTTATTACTGGATATGAGATTGAATACTCAACAATGTCATTAAAGGATAATGATAAGCCTGATTTTAAAGTTGATGGACGTATACCTTTTCCAGCTTCAATGCTTGGTAAAACCTATAAGGAAACAGTAAAGAATGTGACAGCAATGTTAAATGCTAATAAACAACAATACGCATATGAAGTTTTCGGCATGGAGATTTAATGCCTCTTAAACGCTGTAATGCTCCTGGCTGCCGATCTCTGATTGATTGGTCATTGTCTTATTGTGATAAGCATAAGGGACACTCAGATAAGGAATACAATAAGAATGTCCGGTACAACAAAGATAATACAGAGTTGTATTCCTATTATCAGAGCAAGGAATGGAGATTGCTCAGGGAAGAAAAGAAACGTGAATCAAACTATAGATGTGCTATGTGTGCAGCTGAAGGCAAAAGGAATTTAAGTGAGCGTTTAGTTGTTCACCATAAGCACAGAGAGTTAAGGGATATACTACATAACTATGAAGCTAGGGTTGATTTGAATAACCTAGAGGTATTATGTCAGACACATCATAACCAGATTACATTCGGAGAAGGGGAATGAGTAATGGGATATGCTGCAAGACCAACTGTTAAAGCTCCAAAGGTTCCTAAAAAAGAACCTGTGAATCCAAGTGAAGTTGTTAATCTTATGCAAAGAGGACTACTTACAGTAAACGAAGTTAGAAAGTATCATGGTCTTTCATCAATTGATGGTGGAGATTCAGTATTGTTTAATGGGAGGAATAATAAATGTTAGTTGAGTATCAAGGTTTAATGGTAAGTAAAGAGAAGGCTGAATTATTTAAACGGTTACGTATCAAGTTTAATTTAGATGCTAAATCGGATCTCGGATATATACCGTGGGGATGGGATGGTGTTGAATATTACGGCTTGAAATCCATTGATCCATATAGCACAGGGGTAACATTCATTAGGTATGATAAGAGCTATTTAAAAAGTATCTCTTTTGAGAAGATGATAAACGATAAGGTTAAAGATGAATCTGTTCGTGAAGACATTTTAGAAAAGGTTAGTGTGTAAAGGAGGGAATCCAATTGAAGACAAATCATTTAGGAATTACTGTTGATGCAACACAAGCATCTCAAACACTAAGCAACTTTAATGAAGCAATTGAAGACATTAAGATGCGGTTAAAGGCAATCGAACAAAACTATTCATTCATTGAAATTGGAATTAATGTGAACTTCAATGAAAAGAAATTTAAGGATTCACTTGTTACCAAGTTCGGTGATGATGGATATGTAAGATTAGAAATTCAGAATCCAGATGAAAACTGGGACAAACTGATTCTTGATCACATTTCTGAAACCGTTGATAAAGCAACTCAGAATGCAATTGAGAAGAGTAAGTGTGATGGAGTATTTGATTATAAACTATATGTTGATAATAAATTCTTTAAAAAAGGAGTGATTGAGTAATGGATCAGTAGCCATTGTTGCAAATTACTTTAGATGAAATTAACTCAATTCCTGAAGTTTATTATAAAGGTGAAAAGATTACAAAAAGAATTAAGGTTTCGTTTGATTGGGAAACTGCCACATATTATGATGAGAGCAAAGCAAACATTTTAATTAAACGTGGAGTTAAAGATAGTCTTGGATCACCAACTGTTGAAACCATTGAGACTAAAAAACAAGGAAAAATTATAACAACTTTGGTTTATTAAGTCCCCCCGACTTATAACGGGGTAGTATTGAATAAATTTGTACATCGGATGCCCCTCTTCTTTATAAAAATTGTTAGATTGGAAATTTGAAATTTGCTTTTTTAGACTCAAATTAAACTTAATAATTGATTAAACGAAAGTTGTCAGATTCCTTGTTCAGTATGGATTTAACGGCAGCTTATTTTTTATGGAATTAATTCTTTAGTTAACTAAAGTGTTTATTATCAAAATTAGACGAAAGGAGGTGGCTGCACTGGCGAGAAGGAAACAGATGACTGATACTCTCAAAGGTCAGATTACCAATGAACAAAAAGAAGTAAGAAAAGAGAATGAGGAAAAGCTGAAGGATTTTGAACCATTGCACGCAAAGCCACCACACTGGCTGTCTACAATGGGTAAGAATGAATGGACTAGACTATATCCGTATTTGAAAGCTTTACCTATAAGTGAGCTTGATAGGACATTATTAGCCATGTATTGTAATAGTTTTGCTCAATATCGTGAAGCCTTAAAGGATATTGCTCAGAATGGTCAAATTATGTTTGAACTGAACAGTCAAGGCGTTGAAGTGAAAAAGAAAAATCCGTCAGTTGAAATTATGAATGCAATGTCTAAAGAAATTCGGGGTATTGCTGGACAGATGGGTTTATCATTGGATTCTAGGTTAAGATTAGTCGGGCTCAATAATGAAGATGATGAACAAGAAGATCCAATGCAAAAGTTTAAGAAGCGTGGTAAATCATGATTGATGAAACTACGCTGTACGCAAGGAAAGTTGTTAATGGTGAGATAATTGCCTGTAGAAAAATAATCCTTGCTTGTCAAAGGCATTTAGATGACATCGAGAAATCCAAAACAGATTCATTTAACTATTGTTTTAATGTTGAAGAAGCACAAGAAAGCATTAGTTTTATTGAGACTTTATCCAATCCTGAGACTGGTGAAGGCTTAGAATTATTAATGTTTCAGAAATGGATTATTGGATCTATATTTGGATGGATAAGAAAAGACAATGGTCACAGACGATTCAAACGTGCAATGATCTCAATGGCCAGACGTAATGGGAAAAGTTTAATTGTCGCTGCAATTGGTGGTAAAGAGTTTATTTTAGGTGACTCACCACAGATGAACAGAAAGATTGTGTTTGCATCTAACGCCATGAAACAGGCTAGACATGGTTTTGAGTATATGCAAGGACAATTTAGAATCCTATCAAAGCAGTCTAAATCAATTAAAAGAAGTGTAAAAGTTTTAAAAGATTCAATTGAAGATAAATCCTCGAACAGCAAAGCCTATCCTGTAGCTTCAGATACCGGTAAACTGGATGGTTTCGCTTCCACTGTTGCTATTATAGATGAATTCCACGAGAGCCCAGACTTAAAAATGTACAACGTTTTGAAAACTGGACAAGTAGGTCTTAAAAGCTCCTTATTAGCTATTGTAAGCACCGCAGGACTTAACCCCAATGTTCCTATGTATAAGGAAATCCAAATGCTTGATCGTGTCTTAGAAGGCAATTTAACAATGGATGACTACTTCATTGCTATTTATGAGCAAGATGACGTTGAAAAAGAAATTGATATGCCTGAGACATGGATTAAATCAAACCCTCGCTTAGAAGATGAAGAAGCTGCGTCCTTTATGGTTGATAATATTAAGACCGATGTTCAAGCAGCTAAAGTACAACGCAATCTAAACTCCCTTTATGTAAAAACCTTTAATGTGTGGAGACAGGCAAGTGAACAAAGCTATATCCCTTTAGATGATTGGAATGCTTGTGCAGTTGAAGAAGCGCCGGATATCAGGGGGAAAGAAGTATACATTGGACTGGATATGGCAAAAGTTGAGGACTTAGCTGCTGTTTCATGGATTTATCCATTGGAAGATGAAAAGAAACGTTTTTACATTGATAGCCATTCCTTTGTTGGAACAAAAGGTGGAATTGAAGCTAAGTGTCAAAGGGATAAAATCGATTACAAGCAGCTGGCTGCAGAAGGATATTGCACAATTACAGACAAACACACTGGAATTATAAATCAACAGCAAGTTATTGACTACATAAAGAATCATATTGAGGAAAATGACTTGAAAGTGAGAGGATTGCTGTTTGACCCACATATAGTTGGCTTAGTTCTAAACGAGCTAGAAGATTATCCTCAAATTGAAGTAGGGCAGGTAGCTACAAAGTTAAATGCGCCTGTTAAGGATTTAAGGTTATGTGTCTATGATCAGCGTTTGATTCACAGTAATAACCCATTGTTAACAGAAGCAGTGAATAACGCAATTGTAAAAGAGTTTAACGATTTAACAAGGTTAGTTAAAGAAAAGAACAGAAACAAAATTGATCCAATTATAGCTGGAATCATTGCTCATTATGAAGCAATGCATCATTATTCAGATGAGTATGATCAAGATTACTATGCAAATTACAATTTTGCTTTGTAAAGGAGGAAAACATGAAGCTTGAAAAAGTTACCGCAGCATTAATGAGTGTGGTCAAGTTTATCTTTATGAACTTACACACTCTTTTATTTTTAGCTGGGCTAGTATTCGTTAATATCACAGCCTATAAATTTTCAGAATTACTGGGTTTATTATCAACGGGAGTCCTCTTAGTGTTGATTGCAATGATCATTAATCCTAAAGAAGAAAGGAAGTGATTAATTGGCATTCTTTAGATCAATGAATACAGGAGGGGAATCAAATGCTGTAAGTGCAAATGATCAAGCTTTTATAGATATCATTATGGGTGCAGATGGTGAAACATACACCACAATCAATGCAATCAAGAATAGCGATATTTTTACAGCGATTCATACGCTTGCTTCAGATATAGCATCCTCTCCAATTATGGTTAAGAATAACGGCATTGCTGATGAAATGAACATACTCTATAAATTATTGAATGAAAGACCGAATGAGTTTTACTCAGGGTATTTTCTGAAGTTCATTCTCGTGGCTAATGCTTTGTTGAACGCTCAATCGTATGCAGAAATCATTAGAGATTCTGACGGTAATCCTCTTGACCTGGTTCATTTGCGTAATAGTGAGGTATCTTATGATCAACCAAACGGAACAAATGAAATTATTTACACGTATACCCCTAGTAATGGCAAACAACGGATCATTAAGAGAGAGAACATGTTGCACATTAAATTCTTTTCATTAAATGGAATTACAGGTGTTTCACCGTTAAGTAGCCTTAAAAGAGAGATAGAAAGTCAAGAAGCCGGTAAGAAGCTTTATGTTGATTTCTTTAGACGTGGAGCTAATCTAAGTGGGATTTTAAATGTTAAAAAAGCTAATTTAGATGATGCTGCAAGGAAAAACATGAAGAAGAATTTTGAAAGCACGTATTCTGGTGATCAAAATCAACAAGGCATTTTAGTACTTGATGATACGATGGATTTCAAACAACTAGAAGTTAACACAAAGGTGCTTGAAATTGTCAATAATTATAATCATGGAACTAAACAAATTGCTAAAGCGTTTGGATTACCCCCTCATAAGCTTGGAATTGAACAAACCAACACTTCAATTGAACAGGCCAACCTTGATTACCTAACCAACACCCTTTCAAACTATTTTAATGCCATCTCTGCTGAGTTGAACTATAAGCTTTTATCTTATCCTCTGTATAACCAATATACATTTGAATTTGATACAAGAAAGTTTAGGGAAACAGATGCAAAAACAAAGCGAGAAAATGTTATTGCATTACTGCAGAACGGTATTTACTCTCTTAACGATGCTCTGGCTCAATACGGTATAGCATCAGTTCCAAATGGAGATAAGCGATTCATGAGCCTGAATTACGTTGATATTGAAATCATGGACGAGATTCAGAAAGCAAAAGCAAAGAGTCTGCCTATACCTTCAGCATCAGAAGGAGGTGAGGGAATTGAGTAAAACTGAAATCAGATTATTTAATGAAGATGGTCTGGAAACTCGTTCAGAAGGGGAGAAAGCCAAGGTTATTGCTGGATACGCCTTGAAGTTTAATACGAAATCAAACGTATTAGGCAATTTCATTGAAACAATTGAACCTGGGGCGTTAGATGGCACGGATATGAGTGACGTAAGAGCACTTGTTGACCATGTGCCTAGTCAGATCATTGGAAGAACAACATCAGGAACACTGAAATTAAACGTTGATGATGTTGGTTTGCGTTTTGAAGTTACATTACCAAGTACACAATACGCTAACGATCTTTATGAGAATATTCGTTTGGGGAATATTACGAATTGTTCATTTGGATTTCATTTAGCTCCACAAGGTGCAGTTAGACAAAAGAATCCAACAACCGGTGTGGATTTTCAGCGGATTAGAAAGATATCAAAACTAACTGACATCTCGGTGGTTACATACCCAGCCTACAACGATACAGATGTGTTTGCACGCAATCTGAATGAGGCTATTAAAGAATCTAATCAGAAGGAAACTGAAGAATTAAAATTTCAACTTGAATTATTGAAACTAAGAAACCAAAGCCTTTAAAGGCTTATTTTATTTGGAAAAAAGGAGCTAAATACATATGTTAAAAGAAAAATTGATTGAAACTAGATCTCTTATTGCTACAAAGCGTGATGAAGTAAATGCGAAGATTGATGAAGCGCAAGCTAAAGCTGATGAAGGGAATCTGGATGAAGCTAAAAATCTCAAAGATCAGGTTCAAGCACTGCAAAAAGAACTTACTGATCTTACAGCAAAATTAGCTGATTTAGAAGAAATTGCTGGTCTAGCAAAAGAAGAAACTGTAAAGGAAGAACAAAAATCTAATGATGGAAATGGGGAACAGCGCTCAATGAAACAAGAAACACGTGATCTACTTGGTGAAGATAAAAGAAGTGAAGAAGTAAGAAATTTTGAAAAGTACCTCCGTTCTAAAGGTCAGTATCGTGATGGAGTTGCAATGGTTGATGCAGAGGCAGTAATCCCAATTGATGTCATTACTAAACCTCAACAAGAACCGGAAGATGTCGTTGACTTGGCAGCTATGATTAACAACATTAATGTAAAAACTGGTTCTGGTACATATCCTGTTCTTGCAAATGCTGACACTGAGCTGATTCCTGTTGCAGAACTTGAGAAAAATCCTCAATTAGCTAAACCAAAATTCACTAAGGTTTCTTGGGAAGTAGAAACATACCGTGGATATTTGCCTATTTCTCAAGAAGCTCTTGATGATGCTGGAGTAGATTTGAGTGCAATTGTAGCAAACTACCTACAACAAATTAAACGGAACACAAAGAATGCCAGAGTAGCTAATGTTTTAAGATCATTTGCTAAGAAAACTGTATCTAGCACTGACGATATCAAACAAATCTTTAACGTTGATTTAAAACAAGCTTACAACCGTGACGTGGTATCCTCTGCTTCTGCTTTCCAATGGCTTGATACTCTTAAAGATAAAAATGGTCAGTACCTTCTTCAACAAAACATCTCCGCATCTTCTGGAAAATCCCTTCTTAGCAGCAAAGTAAGTGTAGTAGATGACAAAGTCTTAGGTACAAAAGCAGGAGACGCAGTTATGTTTATTGGTGATCTTAAAAGAGCTGGGCTGTTTGTAAACCGTATCGATGCAACTGCTAAATGGGTGGATAATGACATTTATGGTCAGCTCCTTCAAATTGCGGTACGCTTTGATGTTCAGCAAGCTGATCCTAAAGCTGGCTACTTTGTAACAGTTACACCACAAGTTGAAACAACTGAACCAGCTACAGCCTAATTATTTGAGAGTCGTTTATACGGCTCTCTTTTCTATTTTGAAAAGGAGTGATGCAATGACACTTGAGGATTTAAAACTCTATCTTAGGGTTAACCACAATTTCCACGATACCCAAATTAAGCTCCTCCAAGCTGCAGCGGAAAGCTACGTTAAGGATGCTGTAACCCTTTCTGAAAATCGTGAATCCTACTTTACCGACAATCCCAAATTTGAATTAGCAACTTCTATGTTAATTGGTCATTGGTACGAAAATGGCAGCGCAACAGCAGAAAAGCAAGTAAATGAAGTTCCATTTGGTGTGATTAATCTCATTCAACAAATGAGAGGAGCGTATGTTGATGGACTTCAGTAGGCTTGATACACCTATTTCATTTATCAAAATCAAGAATGGTAAAGACAAGAACGGTGAGAACGCAGAAGTGAAAGAAACTCTTTTCTGGTGTTTTGCTGAAATTAAGGATCAGAAACTGCGGGATAAGGTTGCCACTCTTGGCACAGTCCTTGAGGACACCATTACTTTTATTGTGCGCTATGATCAGCCAATGAAAATAACAAATGACATGAAGGTTCTATATGATGAAGAACTCTATGAAATCAAAGACGTGTTACCAAACTCACGGAAAAAAGACATGAGAGACATAGTTGTTAAGAAGGTGGGTTAATGGCAGAAGACTTACAAGGATATGAAGATACACAAAAGGCTTTAGATAAGATGGCTAGGAAATCCACTAAGGCGGGGAAAATTGCTCTTGCTGAAGGGGGAAAGATTTTTGCCAAGGGGTTAGAAAAGAACACACCAAAGGCTAGAGATAGTAAACATAAAACCCATATGAAAGACAATGTTGTTTACTCAAAGCCAAAGGAAGACGGTGAGTTATTCGTAAGTGTGGGCTATGGGAAAGAAACTGCCTCACGTATACACTTTTCAAACTTCGGAACAATTAAACAACCTCCGCAGCATTTCATGGAGCGTACTGAAAATGAATATGCACAAGAAGTGTTAAATGTAATTGCTCAAATTTATTCAAGGGAGATGGGACTATGAAGCTTCCAATTCAAGAAGTTGAACAATCATTGAGTAATAATGTCGAGCTTACCTCCCTTGTGCCTGATGAGCGCATCTACATGGTCTATGTACCGGAAGAGCATCAAGTTGTCGAGAATGCACCAATGATACGAATAAATGAATTAGAAAGCTATCGTAAAGACTATGCAGATGATGAAGTACAAACGATTAGTGTAGATATCCAAATTGATTTATGGACTAAGAAAATTGAGGAAGCAAGAGTTATTCAATCAATTATTGATGACATAATGGCGGACAACGATTATCAGCAATATGCATCAGCGTTTGATCGTGATCCTGATATTGAACTATATCGCTATGCAAGACGTTATAGAGCAACGAAATACATAAATCTCTAACTATAAAATTATAAGAATGGAATGATAAACATATGGCTAAAATCGGTTTAACAGATCTTCGGTATGCTGTTGTAGACAGCGAAACGGAGCAAGTAACAACAGTAACAAGAATTAGAGGGGCTCAGAGTGCAAAGCTTGATGTCTCAAACGAAAACGAAAAAATTTACGCCGATGATGGTGTATATGCTGTAATTGGCTCAGGTATTAGTGATGCAAAACTTGAGTTAGGTTTGGCAGATTTGAAACAAGAAGACAGAACGAAAATTCTAGGAATTAAAGTTGTAGATGGAATTGAAGAGTATCACAAAGATACTGATCCTCCATACGTTTGCGTTACTTGGAAAGAGAAGCACCATAACAAAGGGTACATTTACTATGCTCTTTTGAAAGGGAAATTCGCAATCCCATCATCTGAAGGTAAAACAAAAGAAGACAAGGTTAGTGCACAAACAGATTCCATTGAGGGTCAATTCATGCCACGTCAAAAAGATGAGTTGGTATTCCTGATTGGTGATGATCAACACGCTGATTTTACAGTAGAGAAATTTTATAAAAAGGCTTATGGAATCACAGTTACAGATCCAACACAAGATACTACAGTAGCACTGGACAAGTAAATTAATGAACGTTAGACAGCCTAATAAGCTGTCTATTTTTTATTCGAATTAAAAACAAAACTAGTAGATAAAGGTGGAATTTATAATATGGCACGTATTACATTGAAAGATTACTCACAAGCGAAAGTAAATGAAGTAGGAGAAATTATTGAAGTACCTGAGAAAACATATGTCGTTGGAATTGTTACAGCAAGAAAGCTTCGAAGAGCTCTGGAAATCTCTTCTCATGTTGAAGAAATGACTAATTTAGAAGCTAATGATGAAATGATTGACTATATTGTTGAGGTTTTCGAAAATCAATTTACAGCAGATGATGTTTTAGACGGTGTAGCTTCTGATGAACTCGATGAAGTCATTCAAAATGTAATGGATCAAATCACTGGTGCTGAGAAAAAAAAGAAACAACTGAAGGAGAAGGCGTTGAAAGCTCAGGGATAGAAGGCGAAGAAATGACGTATGCGGACTATGTGGGTAAGATTAACCAGCTGTACAAAGACCTGATGAAAGAGGGTTATAAATATCATGAGATAGATCAAATGGATATCAATGGATTCTTCTCTCTCATGGAGTACGAGCATAAGGAAGAAAACAAGATAGTTCCAGCATACAAAATTTTCGGTGTAAACGTGAGGTGATAAACAGGGAGTCCGATTTTGGACTCTCTTTTTTGATTTTAATTCTTGAGGAAAGGAGGTAAACCAATGGCTACTGAAGGAAAACCCATAGGCAGTTTAGTTATTAATGCCACAATGAATGATGCCGGGGTAAACCGAGGTATAACGGGGCTAAAGAATAACCTTAAAACAGCTAAAACAGCAACAAACGCTATGGTTCAGGAGCTTAAGTCGGTTGGTGATGAACTTGGCGCAAACAAGAAGCAGCTTGAAGGTTATTCAAATCAGTTAAAGATCCAAGAGAGTATTGTTGAAGAATACAATAAGTCATATCAAGAGCAAGTTAAGCTTTATGGAAAAGGTTCAGAACAAGCGCAGAAATATGCACAACGTTTAAACACTCAAATACAGACTTATCAATCCTTACAGGGTTCGATTATGCGTACTGAAACAACAATTAAGCGACTTGAACAAGCCGAAGAAAAGGCAAGTAATAGCACAGAAAAACTTTCGGTTGATCTGAAAAAGACCGGCGATTCTTCAAAAGAGGCACATGGAGATGTATCCAAGTTTTCTTCATTTGTTAAAAGTGGGCTTGTAGGAGCGCTTGCTAAAGGTACATTAGCTGTAGGTGCTTTGACAGCAGCGGTAGGTGGAATGGGCGCTAAGATGGTGCTTGATACACAGAAAACCCAAGGGGAATTTAGAGCGCAACTAGGGTTGACAGAGACTGAGGCTAAGAAATTAACCACTACAGCAACAGCAGTATGGAGAGACGGCTTCGGAGAAAACATGGAATCTGTTAAAGATTCTATTGGACAAGTTAGACAGAACATAAAGGGTCTTAGTGAAAATGAATTGAAACAGGTCACAAAGGATTCTATTGTATTAGCTGACACCTTTGATGCTGATGTAAACGAAGTTACACGAGCTGGTAATAACATTATGAAGGGCTTCGGAGAATCGAGCAAAAAAGCGTTTGATTTAATGACCTATGGAGCACAAAATGGCCTGAACTTCTCAAATGAAATGTTTGACAACCTTTCTGAGTATGCACCGTTATTTTCTAAAATGGGTTTCTCAGCGCAAGAATACTTCCAATTGTTAAAGAAAGGAACAGACTCTGGCGTTTATAACCTTGATTACATAAACGATGTAATGAAAGAATTTCAGATCAGGGTAAAAGATGGTTCTGATTCAACATCAGGAGCTATGGGGCAACTGTCAGGAAGCACTCAGAAGGTATGGAAAAGCTTTTTGAAAGGGAAGAGTACGGTTAAAGATGTTTCAAATAAAGTCCTAGGTGAATTGAAAGGCATGAAAAACCAGGTCAATGCCAATAACATTGGTGTCGCTTTGTATGGTACTAAGTGGGAAGACTTAGAATCAAAAGCGATGTATTCATTGGGTGGCATTGATGGGAAAATTGGTCAGATTGATGGCAAAACTAAAGCAGCAGGACAGGCTTTACAAGATAATTTTGGTGCTCGTTTAAAGAAGATTGGTCGAACAGGTTTGACAGCACTAATGCCTTTAGGAAATGGGTTACTGAATGTATTAGAACCTGCTATGAATGGATTAGAATCAGGAATGAAGGGGCTTGATCCTGTATTCAAAAGTATTTCAAGCGCAGGGAACAACATTAAAAAGGTGTTCTCTGGTATCTTTGATATTTTCAATGGTGATTCTAACAAAGGTTCGGACAAGCTCATGGATTTCTTTCCTGTTTTAACAGTACAGTCCATAATTGACGGCATTAATAGCATAAAGAACTCGTTTAATGGGTTGAAAACACAGGCTCAACCGATCATAGACAGTATGAAAAGTGGCTTTGCTGCAATGCAACCCGTCTTTTCAACAATAGGGACAATTGCATCCAGTGTATTTGCCACACTTGGGCCATTAATTAAACAAGCATTAGGCGGTATCATGTCGTTTGTAGGACAGCTATCAGCACAATGGGGGACATTCTGGAAAGAGAACGGAACGGTTATTTCTCAAGCACTTCAAAATGTTTGGAAAGTCGTTCAATTCGTAATGCCTGTTATTCTTGCAATCATACAGTCAGTTTGGGGGAATATTAAAGGCGTTATAACTGGGGCTATCTCAGTTATTCAGGGTGTTATCAAAGTATTCTCAGGGTTATTAACGGGCGACTTCGGTAAGATGTGGGAAGGTATTAAACAAATCTTCTCAGGTGCAATTAAAATGATTTGGAATGGTATCCAATTAACATTCTTCGGTAAGATACTTGGTGGTGCTAAAGCATTAGGCGCTGGACTTAAAGGTATTTTCCCTAAAATGTGGGGTTGGATTAAAGGTGTGTTCAAGGATGGTGCTTCAAGCGTCGGGAAGTTCTTCATTTCTATGAAAGACAAGGCATTTAAGATTGTCAGTGATATGAAATCAGGTATCACTAAAAAGTTTTGGGATATTGTTGACGCTGCTAAAGCATTGCCTAAAAAAATGGGTGATGGAATCAAGACTATGGGCGGTAAAGCCTGGGACGGTATCAAGGCGTTTGGAAATAGAACACTCCGTGGCTTCGGAAAAATCATCAATGGTTTTACTCAAGGCGGTATTAACTGGATCCTTGGAAAGATCGGCGTCTCAGAAGACAAGCGAATACCAAAATGGGATGTTCCTCAATATGCAAATGGTACTGGAGCTCATCCAGGTGGGCTTGCAATCCTTGGTGATGGTAAAGGTTCAAATGCGGGCTCAGAAGCCTTCATAACACCTTCAGGACACATGGGTTTAAGCCCTGCTAAAGACACGCTCATGAACCTTCCAAGAGGAACAGAAGTCCTGTCAGCTAGAGAAACTAAAGCCTTCTTATCTGGTATCCCGGCATATTCAAATGGAACTAAAAAGAAAGAAGGAATCATCTCCAGGGTATGGAATGGGGCGAAAGCTGCGGCAGGGAAAGTTAAAGACTTTGCTTTAGATGTGTTTAGCTACATCAGTAATCCATCAAAGCTTATTAACAAGGTTATTGAAAAGATTGGTTTGAAGATGCCTAATTTTGCAGGCTTTGCTGGAGATTTTGTCAAAGGTTCATTTAACTTTGTTAAAGACAAATCTGTTGGTTTCATTAAGAAGATGTTTGGTGAAGCCAGTAACTTTGGTGAAGGTGGTACAGCTGCAGTTAAGAAATGGGTAGCTGAAGCATTAAAAATCAAAGGGTTGGGTTCACAGTTTTCAAGTGCATTGGAAACCATTGCAATGCGAGAATCCGGTGGTAACCCAAATGTCGTTAATAGATGGGATTCAAACTGGAAAGCCGGTCATCCGTCACAGGGGTTAATGCAGTTCATCCCAAGTACCTTTAATGCTCATAAGGAGCCTGGATATGGAAATATTAAGAATCCTGTTCACCAAGTCCTAGCCTCCATTAATTATCTGAATAGCAGATACGGGGGCATTCTTAATCATCCTGGCTTAAAGTCAATGGCCAAAGGTGGCAGGTACATTGGCTACGATAAAGGCGGTCTAATTACTCGTGATCATACGGCTGAAGTTCATAGAGGTGAGTTAATTCTTCCTTTGCGTAAGTTTAGAAGGAAACAAGCTCACAAGGTGCTTAGTCAGGCTGGGAACATGGTTGGTTATAAACCAGAATCCCAACAAGCCACAGACAATAACGCTCTCTTACAAATGGTTGCAAAGCAGCAACAGCAAATTGACATTCTTCAAACTCAGTCAAATCAGAACAACCAAATGATCGCATTGTTGACGCAATTAGTAGCCAAAGACCCTCAAGTTTCTCTCAACATTCATGATTTAAACAGAGCCCAAGATAAAGCTTATCAAAGAGAACGAGGACAAAAGTACATGATTAATAATTTATCATTAACATAGGGAGTGATTAATTGAAAAAGAGTGATTTGATTATTGATGGAATGTTTTTAAGCGAGCATCTTAAAGGTGTCTCGCTTTCTTCATTTCGTCCTGAGTCACCATCATATGAAAGGCAAACAACATTTACTCACTCGTTAGTGGATGGGACAATGACCTATCGAAAAGGAAATAAAGGGAGACTCAACGACAAAAAGATTACGGCAACCTTTACTATTATAGCCAGTAATTCACAGCAATTTGATATGAAAAGAGATGAGATATACGATTATCTATCTCGTCCGGATCCTTATTACGTTATCTATTCACCACAACCTTTAAAAAGATGGCTTGTTACCTGTGATGACAGCTATTCAGTATTTCGGGAGAACGGCAAGAAGTGGAAAGAGTTTGATGTCACTCTCACAGCCATTCAGGGTGCTGCGGAAAGTGTATATGATAGTACAGCTTCAATGAACCTTGCAGACAATATGTTTCACTTGGGGATGAATATTGGAAGAGACTCTAATCCCGTGTACCATTTCAAGAACCGATCCACGTTCACAGTTGAGAATATAGGTAATGTGACAATAGATCCTTACAGACACAATTACAATGTTGAAATGTACCTTGAAGGAAAAGACATTACAATTACAAACCTAACTAACAACGACACTGTAACACTAGTAGGTACTCAATCTAAGTCAAACAAATTAAGCTTGTTTTCCCATCACATTGTTAATGGAACGAAAGTAATTGAAACAAGAAATGGACGCTTTCCAACATTAGAAAAAGGTCAAAATAAGTTTAAAATCACAGGTGCCACCTATAGTGATATTAAGTTTATAACCCATTTTTATTATAAGTAAGGTGGTGAATTCAGTTGAATCAGATGTACGTGTTGGATAGGAATACAAAAACAAAATATGGGTTGCCATTTGTTGAGCCAAAAGTAAATGACAATGTAAATGGTAAGAAGGACTTGTCGTTTTCGATTATTTTAAACGAAGCCAACCAACTTGAATTTAATGCCTTGGTAGGTAGGAACTTTATTTTATTAGATGAAGTGAGATTTAAGGAACAGCAATACTTTATTAATACCCCGACAATAAAACAAGAGGGTGACGTGCTCTCAAAAGACATTACAGCCACTCACATTTACGCATTCAGAGCTTCAAAACACCTGGTTCACGATACTATCGAAGGCTATAAAACGTTAGATGAAGCCCTATCACATGCTCTAAAAGGCAGTGAATTTAAATATGTAATCATGAACGATGCAAAGAACATAAAGTCAGTTAAATTAGAGAACTTTGGAGCGAAGAAATCTCTTGAGCTCATGGATGAGATAATAACGAACTATGGTGTTGAGTTCATTGTTGATAATACGACGATTTATGTTTATAAAAAGGCCGGTAAAGAGATTGTTAAGACCCTGGATAGCACTGTTAATTTAAAGTCGCTGACAATTACGATCACAGAAGACAACACAACGACTCGTGTTAAAGGATATGGGAAGGCAAAGGAAGAGAAAGACACGTTAGGAGACGAAACATTATCCTATAAATCAAAATCCGGCTCATGGTCTTATGATGATTCATTGAAAGCAGATTTCACAAAGAAAATCGGCTCATCATTTACATTTTCGTTTACGGGTACAGGCTTTAAGTTTAAGACGTTAGTTTCAAAGCTTGGTGGCAAATGGGAGTTCAAGATTGGTGATAAGAAGAAAACTATTTCAGTCTATGAAAAGGATGGCAATCCAACTGAAAAGGAATTCGAAATCATTCGTGGGCTTGAAAGCAAGGAATACAGTGTAACAGCCACATTTAAAAACAGGGATTCTAACAACCCTAATACAAAGACAGCGAAGAAGACTGACCCAGTAATGTATCTATTGAGGGGAAATATCATTACTGTTTACAGGACATACAAGAATGAAGATGAAAAGTATGTTTTCCCTCCGGTTGTCTACAAGCATCCCGATGAAAATAAGTTCTTGATTAATGGTCAGCCTTCATGGGCTGAGACTGTAACAGACGATTCGATTAAAACGAAAGAGGATATGGAGAAGCTCTTGAAAACCAAGGTGAATCCGTATCCAGAAGTAACGTTTGACGTTGATTACAATGAATTATTGGATGCTGTAATGGCAGGTGTAGAAGACGTTATCCAAGCAGGAGATACAATAAAGGTCAGAGCGAAAACTAAATTAAATGGGATTACATATGAAGACAAAATCCGGATAACTGGTAATGCCTACAACCCATTAGACTTAAGTCAGCCGCAAAGCTTAACCGTAAATGGTGGATATATTAAAAGTCGAATAGATTTAGAGGTTGAGGAAAAGAAACGTGCCAAGAATCAAGAGCAAGCAATAAAGAACTATGAAGCACAGTTAAAAGCAGGATTGACCGAAATAAACATTATGAAGCAACAAAGCAGCACAGAAACATATCAAACAACAAATACATACACATATTCCATTGAATACACTGGTGGACAGTGGAATGTAGTAAGTGGTGATGGGTTTACAACTATAAACAACAGTACGTTGGTATTGAATACTGATGATGACTTTGATTTTTCTTATGTGACATGTGAATCATCGGCAATTCTCAGAGATAAAGGGATTAGCTTATTTTCAGATTATCAAGACACAGATAAAGTTTTGATTTCATTTACCCAGGATGGAAAAACAATTGTCCCAACAGCCGTTCCGGATGGAGCGAGAGTGAAAATCCTAATTATAGGAACAAAATAGAGGTGAAGTAATTATTGGTTTACTTAAATAAAAAACACGAAGTAACCCCGAATGGGAATTTGTTTAATATCTTAGATAGCAATGCAAGATTGACTGAGAGTGGAATTAATCAAAGCTTGAACGCTTTAAAAGTCCACGCAAAGGCGAGGGGAGCCCACGCAGCCGACCAAATTACATACGGCGCATTCACTTTGGCTGATAAACTAAAGTATGACACTTCAAGAATTGACAACCTCATTCTAAATAGTGATAACCATAACATAAATGAGCTTATTGATTTGAGGGTTTCAGCTATTGATGGAAAGACTTTTGCTACAGCTTCAGGAAGATTTGTTTATGATGCCAATTATTATAAAAAGAAGTTAGATAGAATTGTCCATGTTGATGATTTTGGGGCTGTTCCTGATGGTGTTACAGACTGTACGCAAGCATTTAAAGATGCAATTGGTGAGGGAAATGTTGAAGTCCATTTTTCTCCTGGTACATATGTTGGTCAAATTGAAGTTCCTTCTAACTGTCGTTTGATTGGTAAAGGCGAAGATATCACTTATCTCAAAATGCCTGATGACGCTCCTGCTGGAGCAATATTGCTTACAAATAGAGATCATCAAGCCGGGAACGAAGGTATCTATGTAAAGGGGATTACGTTTGACTGGAATAAAGACCGACAAGGCGGATTAAGAGCACAAGGCGGAATACAATCAAGCTGTGTAACATTCGCCAATACTAAATACTTATGGATCAAGAATTGTAATTCAATCAATGCGGGCTTACATGGCTTTGATATTACAGCTCCGTCTTATAATCATGACGCAGCCAAAGAGCCTGATTACACAGCACAGGGATGTAAATACGTCTGGATAGATAATTGTAGAGCTTCTAACTATGGTGACGATGGGATTACGACTCACTACAGCGAATACATTTTCATTAATAATTGTCACTGTATCAATCCATCAGGTGAAGCGCATGATAAGGGATCGTCTAACTCAAATGGGATTGAAGTTGATGACGGTTCTAAGAATGTTTGGTTAACAGGGAACTTTACATCTGGAAACATTAGAGGTGTAGAAGTTAAGGCTCATACAGAATGGCCAGCATCAAGAAACATCCATATTATCAGTCATGTTTCTGTTCGTGACGTGCGTTCATATGATTTGAGACATATTGGACATCACAAAGCAGAGGATCCATGGAGTGATACAGCAAGAGATGTAGCGCTAATAGACTGTACAGCGATTCAGCCTGTATTCAATAGTTTGTATGAGGGTGTTACCCCAAGGGCATTAGACGTGTCCGCATATCAACGGGTAGATATTCATGGCTTCAGAGCTTATGGAGACCCTGATTATGACTATAAAGACAATCCTATTGTGTCCTTCCAATTTAAAAGCCGTAAGATCACAGTCAATGGTATGACTATAACAGGGTTTGCGAAAGCAGCCTGTGATTTACACGTAGTAGGTGGAGATCAAAGAACTGATGATGTAATGATTAGTAATCTAATGATTCATGATTCAGCTCCAGTTGGCGTGGTTCTTGGTGGTGGTGTGTACAATATTAACTTATCAAATGCTCTCCTACACACAAAGGGTGGTACAACCGGTATCACATCCCCGAATACGCAAGCAAATTTGTTGTTTGTTAGAGCCTACGGATATACTGATGCTGCAATTTTAGGCGGTGAGAAGTATTCTGTTGTACCAAACAATGTCAAAGGTGGCTTTAGAGCTGCATCCACTTCAGGACACCCATTAGACAGTACGAGCGCTATCATTGCTACAACAGGTGGTTGTAAAACAAAAGGGCCACGTAATGCAGTTATTGCTTCCTCTGGTGGATCTTCAACTGAAGCTTCAAGACAAGCTGTTATTGCCTCAAATGACTCTCATACTAAAGGTGACGGCTCATCAAGAGCTGTTTTAGCTTCTCAAGGTGTTATTAATGACAATAGTTATAGCATTAGGGGAGGATATGGAACAGGTAAAGCATCTACAGCTAATACTAAATGGGAAATAGACTCAGAAAACGGCAATATCTTAGGTGTTGGTCGTGTGAAAGTGCTTCAAACTTCAAAGACTACGCTGAGTATTTTGAATCTGCAGATGGCAAAAAGATTGAAAGTGGGTACCTTGTAACCCTTGAAGGAGATAAGATTCGCAAGGCTTTAAAAGGTGATGAGATTCTAGGTGTTATTTCTGAAACAGCGGGCGTTGTATTAGGTAGTGCTGAGTTTTATTGGAATGACAGATACTTAAGAAATGATTTCGGTGGATTGATCTATGAGGAAACTGAAGTTGAATACACAGATAAGGATGGGAACATAAAAATTGAAAAGAAAAGCCTTTCTAAGCCCAATCCGGACTATGATCCTGAATTAGACTACACTTCACGACAGGAGCGTGATGAGTGGCATATTGTTGGACTTATTGGACAGATACATGTACGTATTGATGATACTGTTCAAGCAGGTGATAAGATTATAGCTAAGAATGGTAAAGGATCCAAATCAGATGACAACACGGGATTAACAGTCATGAAAATTAAGCAGCCATATGATTCTAATAAGGGATATGGTGTAGCAATAGCATTTATTAGATAAGGAGGTAGTAACGATTTACAAGAAATCAGCATATACGTTTGACATTAATACAGTTTCGCAAGGTACATACAGATCAGCTTTCAAGTTTTCAACTCAAGATGTTGGAACAGCAAAGCTGATTTTTAATTTGCGTAAAGATGATGCGCCATTACCATTATCAGCAGTGACAGGGAAAGTAATCCTTGTTCCTGCTAATGGTAAGAAAAGAGTAAGGGACGTTACATTGGTTGATAAAGTAAATGGAATTGCTGAATATGTTCTTGATGAAGATGAAATCAAAATGTATGGGTTGTTTCAATGTGAGTTAGTACTGGTTTATAGCAACAAACAAGCTATGTCTGCTCATAAGTTTGGCTTTGAAGTAACACAAAGCTTAATGGATCAAGATATTGCACCAGTAGGCGAATACTACATTGATGATTTTGAGACATTGAAAGCAAAGGTTATTGAGATTTATGATTCAACCATTCAAACGCTTGACGATTTAAAGAAGAAGTTTGAAGACTTGGAGAACATCGAAACAAAACAGGGTGCTCAAGAAAAGGCAGATGCTGTTCAATCGAATCTTGATAATCATTTGAATGACAAGAAAAACCCACATGGTGTAACAAAAGCACAAATAGGGTTATCAGCCGTCACTAACGACGTGCAAGCAAAGAAAGCGGATTTTGACAAACATACCTCAGATACCTCAAATCCTCATAATGTTACTGCTGCACAGCTCGGACTTGATAAAGTTGATAACGTTCAGCAAGCTCCTAAAAGTGATTTTGATACACATGTGAATGATGAAGATATTCATGTGAATAAGTCATTTAAGGATAAAGTAGGGGAACTACTTCAACAGTTCACATCAGATTTTAAAGCTAAAATGGAAGAATTGTTACAACAGTTCACTGCACATAGTTATAATCAAATACGACATATCTCTGATGCTGAACGAAAGAAATGGAATGGATCTGTTACTTACGCCAACATCATGCTAAAGAATGGAGCTACAGCCGGAACCCGAACCCCAATGTACGCAAAATGGGGAGCTTTTCTAATTTTAAGGGGGCATGTTAGAACTGAACCAGAAGTTATGTTCGGCTCAATTCCGGTAGAATACGTACCATTCGGTGGGGGTGTTTATACTGTGCCATTAAGTGGAACAGGCGGCACAGCCAATTTAATCATTTATGATACTGGAGATTTAAAAATAAAGTACCAAGATCCTGCTGACTCAAGCAAAGCAGGTGGAGGGTATTATCTTGATGTAGTCGTGGGCTTACAGGATGGAGGGACAGCATGATTCAGGTTTATGAATACGATGAAAATTTCATTTTAACCAAACCAATTACGATTGAGCCGGATGAAGAGGGTAATTATGTGATTCCGGAAAACTGTACTAAAGTTGAACCGATTTCATTTTATAGGGCTAAATTTGATGTTAAAAAAGAACAATGGTTTGAGTCTGCAACTCAAGAATACATTGACAGTTTAAAGCCACTTCCTCCTGAACCGAGTGAAACTGAAGTGCTGGCTGAGAAGGTTGCAAATCTATATTATTTGGTAGCTATGGGAGGTTAAACATGATTGACTGGTTTTCAGATATCAAGTATTTCTATGAAAAGAAGTTATGGACTAAGAAACAAGTGTTTGATGTTGTAGGAAAACGGATTACACCTGAACAGTACAAGGAAATAACGGGGGATGAATATATTGAAGGTTCACCTCCAACGGAAACTACACCTGTAAGCGAATAGGTGTTTTTATTTTGCCCTAAAAGGGGGTGATAACTAAATGAAAGGAATTGAATTGGTGTTGAATATTGAGACTTTGGAAATTGCAAAAGCTTATTTGTTTGGGGGTGTAAAATATCTTGATTTACTGCTACTTCTAAGCTTTATTGATGTGTTTACGGGAGTAGTTAAGGCTGTTAAAGACAAGACATTAAGATCAAGAAACGCTTGGTTTGGATACGTGCGGAAGTTCATGAGCTTTGTTGTTGTCATCTTGGCCAATATTATAGATCAAATTTGCAATTTAAATGGCGTTTTGGTGTTTGGAACTGTTTTATTTTACATAGCCAATGAGGGGTTATCTATTGTAGAGAACCTTGCACAAATGGGAGTTAAAGTCCCTGGATTTATCAAGGACAAGTTACAAGTAATTGAAGATGAAAGTCAAAACGAAAAGTCTGCTGAGTAATCGGCGGGCTTTTAAATTTAATTAAAACGGAGGAATTTAATATGACAATGTATTATTACAAACGGAACATGGACAATATCAACAAACTTGGCGATAACACAAAAGCAGCTGCTAAAAAGTTGATGGATTACGCTGAGAAAAACAAAATTGGCGTACTTATCTATGAAACAATTCGTTCAGAAGCACAGCAACGTGAGAATGTTCGTAAAGGTGCTTCACAGACAATGAAATCATACCACCTTGTAGGACAAGCATTAGACTTTGTACCAACTGGTGGTTATTCTAAATCTGATACTAAATGGAATGGTTATGGTGCATCTGATATTAAGAAATTTATTGCTTATGCCAAATCAATTGGTTTTGAATGGGGTGGAGATTGGACAGGGTTTGTAGATCAGCCACACCTTCAATTCAATTATAAAGGGTATGGTACTGATACATTTGGAAAGAAAGCATCTTCTGCACCTTCTAAAACCACTAACTCAGGCATCAAATCGGTTGGCAAGATCAAAATTGTTGGCGTATCAAACGCTGCAATTATCATGGACAAACCTGACCGTATTAAAGCTAAGAACGTAGGTACAATTGGACTTGGTAAGACAATTGATATCGCTGGGTCTGTTAGAGGTTCAAACAACTCTAAAGGATACTGGGAGATCATTCATAACGGTAAACGCCGATATGTGTCTGGTCAGTATGGAAAAATGGTTTAA